CCCTCAGAAATTACATAAAGAGATTAACTTATTAAAACAGAAGATCACTTTAAAAATGATGGAATCTTATGAGCAAGATTCTAAATTGATAGAAATATTTAAATGGTTAATCAGTAAAGGACAAACTATATGTGTAGCTTCTAATTCAGTTAGAAAAACCATAGATCTAGTTCTATCTAAAAAACAGATCGATACTTATGTATCTTATATTGTTTCTAATGAGGACGTTGTTTATCCGAAACCAAATCCTCAGATGTACTTAAAATGTATGGAACATTTTGGAGAATCACCAAAGAATACTTATATAGTAGAAGATTCATATTATGGAAGATTGGCAGCATATGAATCAGCGGCTAATGTTATTCAAGTTAAAAATTCTACCTATGTCACTAAAGAATTAATAGAAAGTAAAATTAATGTTAGGAAAGATAAAATGAAATGGGAAAATAAAAACTTAAATGTATTAATTCCTATGGCAGGCGATGGTTCCAGATTTAAAAATGCTGGATTTGATAAACCTAAGCCAATGATAGATGTTAATGGAATTCCAATGATCGCTAGAGTAATTGAAAATCTAAATATAGATGCCAATTATATTTTCTTAGTTCGAAAAGAGCACGAAGAAAAACATCAGATTGTAAAATTTTTATCTAAAATTATTCCTAATTGTAAAGTAGTGCTTGTAGATTCATTGACAGAAGGTGCCGCGTGTACTACATTACTGGCCAAAGATCTAATAGATAATGACCAGGAATTAATGATTGCTAATTCTGATCAACTGGTTGACTTCGAATCAGGAGAGTTTTATCATTCTATGAATAATGAAAATATAGATGGTGGGGTTTTAACGTTTAATAGTGATTCTACTAAATGGTCTTATGCTGCAATTGATTCTAATAATGTGATAACAAGAATAGCAGAAAAGGAAGTAATATCTAATCACGCTACTGTTGGAATCTATTATTGGAAAAGAGGTTCCGACTACGTTAAGTATGCAGAGAATATGATATTGAAAAACATTCGTTATGGTATGGCTTTCAATGGTCGAGGTGAATATTACGTCGCGCCAGTTTATAACGAAGCGATATTAGATAATAAAATCTTTAGAGTATACGATGTTAAACATATGTATGGATTAGGAACTCCAGAAGATCTAAAAGTTTATTTAAACACTATAGGTAAGTAATATGACTAACACGATTGACGAGTACATTAAAGGATGGTTGGTTGGAGATTTTAAACCAGCATTGATCGAATCAAAAGATATAGAAGTCGGTTTAAAGTATTATAAAAGAGGAAATTACGAGGCATCCCATGTACATAATATCATAACCGAGTATACAATTATAGTAAAAGGTGTCGTCGAAATGAATGACCATATGTATTCTACTGGTGAAATTGTAAAAATAGAACCAGGTATTTCTACAGATTTTAGATGCCTTTCTGACGAAGCAATAACACTTGTAATAAAAACACCTTCTGTTCCATCAGATAAGCACTTTATTAAATAGAGATAGAGGTATAAAATATGAGTTACAAAACTGATTTAGCTTCTTGGTTGTTATCGGAAGGAAAAGAAGATCCACCCACCAAAGAAGATTCGGAAACTTTCACACTTACTGCAGTTTGTCCAGAGACCGGTAAGAAGCTTTTCTACATCAAAAATGATTGGAAATTCAAATCCGATCTAAAAGACGGAAAGGCTGATAAATTTGATGAAGATTCTGCTAAGAAGGAAATAGAAAAGCTAAAGAGTGGAAAGAAAGAATTGCCTCCAAATATAGGGATTCAGAAGTATTCAAAAGCATTGCTTGAAATGAATGAATCTGACAATTCAGATAAACCTTCTATGAATGTTATAATGGGTAATCTAGAAGATTCCATTAGAGATAAATTTACTGAACAAAATATTGGAAGAGAGACATGGACATTTTCATTTAGTTTTGATAGTGATAGAAATGAAATATTTTTAACGGTTTCGTGCGATAGTAAAAAAGGAAGTCCTTATCAATTAATGCGTAGCGAATCCGAACGATTTAGAACAAAGATGTCGTCATTGGTTTCCTACACTAAAGAACAGTTGACAAAAAATGATATAAAATTTACTGCTCCAGAATTAAATTTGAAGAAGTATATTCAGGACAAATTAGATAATGATGATGGTGATTTTACAGAGTATCAATCTGCAGAATTTTCAGCATATTACTCTATAAGCATATCAGTTTCTAAATAAAACTTTTAGAAATCTATTTGTGTATAAAAGGTTGATGTAACAAGTCAACCTTTGTTGCTTTTGTGGTGCGCGTCATTATACGTTTACATTCAATAGAAACCGTATTTAGAGACATCACATGCGCCTTTAAACCCAGTTCATGTCTAAGTATATCACATATAAAGAAAGCGTCCACAATGTCACTCAAAGGAGAAATTCCATCTTTATTTCTAAGACCTGCATTCTTTCCTTTACTATGTACTTTTATTTGTGGAAGATAGCCAAGATCTTCTTTATATGGAACTTTTAGATAACCATCATACATATCTGGTTTTTTAGCATTTCCTTTTCCAGTAGCAAATATCTTTACTGTTTGTGGATCGTAGAATCTAATCTTCTTTCCAGTTTCGAATAGTCTATATTTTATGTTTCCGCATAATTCTGCAAGCATGGTTATTTTACCAGTAGCTGCAAATGCGTATTCTTCCAATGATACATAATCAACATCTATAAGAAATGCTTCTATTTTTGGTAGCATAAAAGACAATCTATGATAGAATGTTAAAAATTGATGTTCTCTATATATGTGAACATCAGTATAAGATTCTTTTGAAGTTTTTGATACTTCTTTGAATCCCATCTTTTCTATCTTAACTATATTGAATTGATCATCCAATTCAAATTTTACACATCCAGTGGATGTTGGACTAACGTCTAAACCAGCTATCTTCATATTAGTATGTATAAACAAATAAAAAAGGAGCGTGAGCTCCTTTTTTATTAAACTGATAGATCGTCTAAATCTACGTCGTCTTTATCTTCTTTCTTGTCTTTCTTTTTATCTTCTTTATCTTGCTCGGCTTTTGATTCGTCTTCGTCTTCTGCTCCAAGAGCTTTCTTAAGACTATCTATGATCTTAGTAAGCTTTTCATCTTCTAATGTCTCGGTATACTTTTCTAATTTGCCAAAGATTTTAAGAACTTTTTCGATGTCTACAGCTTTGTCGTCCGCATCTGTATCCAGGTCTTCTTCTTTCTTAGCCTCTGCGATATAGTTTTCGTACTTCTCTTCTAATAGCCAGTTGGCTTTTATAGATTGTTCTCTCATATAATGAACTCCTTTATTAATTATTTATCACAACTTCATTTTCTTTTTAAATTTTGATCTTAGTTCTATACAGATATCAGATTCTACGCCAACAAAAAAGTATCTTATAAACTGATGAGTTACAGAGTATATTGCTCCATGATGAGAAGCGTGTATTAATCCTAGTATGTATCCAGCTTCGATTAGATCTTCGTGATTAGAATAACTATCGTTTTTATATTTTAAATCTTCAAACACCAAAGAAGTATCTACTAAAACGTTTCGTATGTATGCGCCACTTATTTTTGTAGAAAAGAGATCGATTAGATTTTGTATCTCTTCACTTGTATTAAATGTGAAAAAGGCATTTGAATATGACGATATGCTTGTTATCACATCTATGTTTTTTCTTACTAAGTATTCTTTAAACTGAGACATTTTTCTCCACAACAAAAAATGGAGAGTAATTACTCTCCATTTTACTATAGGTTAAATATAGAAATTATTGCTTGTAAATGTATGTAAATGCGTCAACGTTGACTTCTTATTTAACTTTACCATTAGCTTCTACTGGAATATTATCTCCACTAGAATATAATTTCGCTTGTGAATTATTTACTGGACCTTTAACTATAATCTTACTAGATTTATCAATAACATACCATCCTGCAGGAAGATTTTCTCCAAATGGCTGTTTGGAAAAGTCTTTAGGCGAAATATATTTAGAGTCTTTAACTTTAACAACATCCAAGTCTTTAGGATCTATATCACTTTTATTAGCTGAATCATACGCGATGTAAGATCTAACTGCTGGACCGCTAACAACTTCTCCAGTTTTAGAGTTCAATACATACCACCCATCAACAATTTTACCACTTGAGAGTAAACTTTGAAAAGTATTTCCTTTTGGTAGATTGATAGTTTCGTCTGATAGCTCGGATAAAAGATAATTACAAGCGTCGTATAATTTTTGTATATGGTCCATAATAATTCCTATAACTATTTAGTGTTTAACTTTTTAGTAATGATCTGTTTTTGGGAAAGATTTCGCGCTAAACTATTCACTAAGAATGTTCGATTGAAAGTGAATAGTCTTCTATGTAAACCTACAAATTGGATCTTATCTATTCCATTAAGTTTAAACTGTTTTGAAGAATAGAACTTAGCTATTTTTGTTATGAGAACTCCTAATTTTAGAAGAGACTTCGCTAAGTGTATTCCAATATTGCCAGATGCTATTTGAAGTAGTATAGATTCTATTTCCTTAAAGAAGGATACTATGAAATCTATCAAGTCTTCCACATTCTTATCGTATTCATTTTTAGCTTTATCTAAATCTGATATTTTTTCTTTTTCTTTTTCTTTTTTCTTTTTTGTTTCGTCTAATTCGCTATTATTGTCGTTAAGACTATCGGAAATCTTTTTGATTGGCTTCTCAAACTTGGTATCAATAATCTTTTTAACATCATCTATAAGATCATTAAAGCTGCTCTCTTCTTTATTTGACATATGTGTTACCTATATAGCGATTTGAAATTAAAAGCGTTATAATCAATTATATTTAGGGAGATAGAATGTCAAACCTCACAGAAATAACAGAATCTGATATCAATGAAAAAATTGTAATAGTAGATGGTCATAATCTAATATTCAGAACACTATTCATTGCTGATAAAAATAATAACCAGTTTGGAACAGAAAACGATTCATCTTTTTCATATTGGAAATACGTGTTCTTCAAATCCATAATGGGAATAATAACTCAATTTGAACCGACAAAATTTATAATTGCTATGGATTCAAAAAATATATGGAGAAAAGATTATTATAAAGAATATAAGGCACAAAGAAAATCTGCAAGAGATAATTCTAAGATAGATTTTGAAAAGTTCTTTCCAGTTCTTGATGTATTTTATTCTGATATAGTAAAACTAACTTCCAATGTGATGCACCTAAAAGTAGATCGATGTGAAGGAGATGATATAATAGCAGTTGTTACAAGAGTGTTTAAAGACTCTAAAATAGATATCATTTCTACTGATAGGGATCTAAATCAAACGCTAAAAAATAAGAATGTAAGACAGTATGATCCGGTTAAAAGAACTTTTGTAAACTCTTTAAATCCAATAATCGATTTACAAACAAAAATAATAACTGGTGATAAAGGTGATAATATTCCAGCGATAAAGCCAAAATGTGGTCCAGTTACTGCTGGAAAGATTGTTAGCAATGATCTATTAGAAAAACTTTTTGAAGAAAATCCAGAAATAAAAGAAAATTATGAAAGAAACAAGGTCTTAATTGATTTGGAGATGATTCCAAGTGATGTAGAACAAAGTATAGTGGACGCTATAAATAATTATGTTCTGGAACCATTTCAAAGCTCAAAGACTTTTAACTTTTTGATAAAGCACAGATTATCTTCGATGCTAGAAAATGTTCAAGAAATAAATGGAGTCTTTAATAGATTAAATGAGTTTAGCACAATCGGAAAGTCGAAATAATAGAAAGTATGTTTCTGGCCCATATACTCCAAAGAATCCAGAAAAGTATATAGGAACGAAAATACCAGTATACAAATCTTCATATGAATGGAGAATGATGTACTGGTGCGATCTTAATACGAATGTGCTAAAATGGAGTTATGAACCTTTTCCAATCGAATACACATTTCAAGTTCCAGATACTGCTCCAGATTGGATGAAGAGTTTGGTTGATTATAAAGTTCATCGCTACTATGTTGATTTTTACGCAAGAATTGTAGATAATGATGGTAGAGTTAAAGATTATATGCTTGAAATAAAACCTTATAATCAAACCATTATACCAAAAGAACCAAAGCGAAAAACAAAGAAAACTTTAAAGCAATTTTATATCAGTATGTGTGAGTTCATAAAGAATAGCAATAAATGGGCAGCTGCTAGAGAAAAGTTTAATAAACAAGGAATTGACTTTCAAGTTTTAACTGAAAGAAATCTTTTTAGTTAAATAGTTAGATGGAAATTAAAGAAGATTTTTGGTATGACGAAGAAAACAATCCATTTAAGATGTCATGTCCACCATGTGGTAGATGTAAAACTACACCAATCGTATATGGCATAACACCATTTAATGTTCTTTACGTTGACTGTAAATGTGAAGAAAAGAAAATAGAAACAAAAGTTCCATACGATATATCTAATAAAATACCCAATTACGATTGGGTCTTATCAGTTTGTGAATTGTATGATAGTTGGAATAATAAGTATGGCAATACATAATTAAGGAATTATAATTTGTTAAACGTAATAAAAAAAGATATTACTGATGTGACATCTGGTATTATCGCGCATCAAGTAAACTGTACCAACCATATTGGATCAGGTGTAGCGAAAGCCATAATAACTAAATGGCCAATAGTAAAAGTTAAGTATCACGAATGGTGTAATTTAAGAACACCCGATGAACTGATTGGTACTATTCAATTAATCTCTATATCAGATGATCTAATCGTAGCTAATTGTTTTTCTCAAAGAGATAAAGGATACGATGGAAAGTTGTATACTGATTATTCGTCTATTAGAAAATGCCTTGGATCTCTTTCCAAACTAAAATTATCTCCTCTCTATATACCATACAAGATGGGATGTGGTCTTGGCGGAGGAAATTGGAATATAGTGTGTGATATATTAATAGAGGTGTGCCCAGAGGTAATAATATGCGCCATTTAGAATGTGATATAAGTAAAATAAAATATGGAGTAATAATAAATTTTACAAACTACTGTTATGTTTCTTTAAAAAGTAATTCTGAAAAAACTATTGCTCGATTGTATCCAAAGGTGCTAACTAAGATAGTTCAATCTATAGATATGAGATCTGAATATGATTATACATTACAGGATAGATCAATTGCTGAATGGGCAATTCCTACAGATCTATTAATATATAATTGTTTTTGTACAGATGATATAAATGATAACAATTATAATATATTGCCAGCACTTAAGAAACTTAGAGAATGTGAGTCGGTATTTAAAACGTTTGTAAAACATAGAGAATGTCCAATTTATATATGTGAAGATCAGATTCCTATTAAAGATAGAGAAGTAATAAAGGAACAAATATATAAAGAATGGGAAGAAATAATTTTTATAAAGGAGCACGATGATTAAAAGAGACTGGTCTCAGGTAATGAGTCAGATGAAGGATCAAGCTAAAAAAGAAAATATAGATAAGTTAGTAAACACAACCATTGCTAAACATGATCCTATGCTATTAACAATGCCTCCTCTTGTGAAGCCTTTGCATGGAACTGCACCTCGTGTAATAAAAGGTGATTTGTGGTGGGATAAGACTCGACAAGAAGTATATAAAAAGCATGGATTTCATTGTGTTGCGTGTGGTGTTCATAAATCAAACGCTAAGATTCATCAATGGTTAGAAGCACACGAATATTATGAAGTGGATTATGAGAATACAAAGTATACTCTAAAAGACATCATACCTTTGTGTCATTGCTGTCATGCTTATATTCACTACCAAAGAACTACAGCAATGAGAGATTCTGGTAAGATGACTAAAGAAGTATATGAAACAATAATGAATCATGGTGATTCTATTCTTCGTGAAGTTGGAATAACTAAAAGTGATATAGTATTACCACCAGAGCATTTTCCTGAAAATAATGGTAAATGGAAAGATTGGTATTTCGAATTTGAAGGAGTTAAGCACTATTCTAAATTTGAAAATTATCAAGAATGGGAAAACTTCTATTTGTTAGAGGATAAGAAAGATAAATAATTTATAAATGGAGAATGAATAATATGTCAACGTTTAAAGAATATCTTACTGATAATGTAAATTACGAAGAAGTAATTTCGTACATTAAAGAGGAAGCTGATCTAGATAAGCTCAACGAAGAACTTGTTTCTATAGAAACAAGATTGGACGAATTTCTTGGTCTTGGTAAATTAGCTTCTAAGTTATCATCTAAGGCTGAAGAAAAAGCTAAAGAAGAGAAGAAAGCTGCCAATGATAAGTTAAAGATGGCTTTCGAAACAACTAAAAAAGAAAAAGAAAAAATTGCTGAAAAAGAAGGAAAGAAGAAAGCTACTGCTGATAAGATTTCTGGATTTTCAAAAGCAGCTGACGAAAAGATTGAAGGTGTAAAGAAAGGAATTTCTGATAAACTACAAAGCGCAAAAGCTAATCTTCAAGGAAAGAAGTATGCTGCCGAAAGAGTTATCGCATCTGCAGCATCTACAGTAGAAGAAAAGAAAGAAGCTGCAAAACAGTCATATCTTAGAATATCTGCTGGTGCTAAATCTCTCTTCAAGAAGATGTATAAAAATATTGCTGAAGCATCCGAAGATCAGAAGAAAACTATTGCTGATATTGAAGGAATTTACAAGAAGCTTTCTGATAATGAACATGTCTCTGGTGTAGAAGCTATAAAGATTTTGGCTGCAGTATTGGCCGGATCTCCAGAGTCTGGAGAAATACCAGCTTATAAAGCATATCGTAGACAGTTAGATAAATTGCGTACTCTTCCAGGATTCAGTGGATTTAAATTTTCAGTAGAAACTAATAAGTAAAAAAAGGAGCGCGAGCTCCTTTTTTGTTTTGATAAATATTATTATGATTAATGAAACTCTTTATTTGGCAAACTATCTCTTAACTGAGACTGAATTAATAAGCCCCGAAATGGTATTAAATGCTTATAAGAAAGCATATCCAGAATCTACAACTGGAGCTAGACCTCTAATTGCTACATTGACGCCAGAAGCTATTGAAAGCGGAGTTTTAGATGCAGTAAAAGATGATTCAGACTTTGTAAAAAATAGTCCTATGTTAAAAACAAAGTCTCAAAAACTTGCTGCTGCAATACGAGTTATAAACAAATCTGATTTCGTAGCATCTATACCAGCAGAAAAATCTACAGAAAAAGACTTACCAGATGTTAAAGATAGTGAAGAGCCAAAAGTGTGGCCAAAGTATGCAGAGTTTCGAAAAAAGTGGTATTTAAAGACTACTGATATGGGATGGCCAAAAGATATAACCGCCGATACGTCTGAGCAGGAACGTCAAGGTAGAATAATATTTCCATGGAATAATAAAGCAACAGCTTATTCATTTGGACCAAGAGGATCTAAGCTAGGAATTATTAATTACACTAAAGGTGTAAAAAACGAATTGTATAAGAGATTCCATAATGACGTTCAAGGACTTCAGAAGTTGTTAAACTTGGTAAGCTCTATAGTAGACGTGGAAAAGACTTATTTTGGTGGAAGACCAGTTCTTAACTTTATGGGTATGATACTATCTGCCGCATTTAGAGGAATCGGCGGTACTTCTAACGACGAGCAAATAATAAAATGGCTATTCAATAAAGCTAAAGGTATGACAATATTTGAATACCAAAAATTTATTTTAGAAGAAATGTATACTAAAATGTCTCTAGATGATACAACCCTACAAGATTTGAAAAACATGCTTAATCCAATTAGAGCTATAACAATGAAGATTGAGGGTTATGAGCCAACACAAGTAAAAGGAGAATACTCCTCAAGTATTGGATTTATGTGCTCGTTCAAAGTTGAATCTAAAGTAAAGAGTGGAAAAGAGACATTCGAAGCGCAGGCATATTTGGATGTTTTAGATCACTTAATAATACCTCTTTCTGAAGGAAAGTTATCTAAAGGTGGAACTTGGGACGATGCTCCTAAAACACCAGAACTTTATTCATATAAAAGAATGTTGCTAAGATTGAAAGAAAAAGGTGCTCGCGGAGAATCTATTTTAAGAGTAATACCAAAAATATTTTTTATAAGACATAAAAGAATTGAAGGTAAAGTAGAAAATT